CTCAAAAAAATCTCCGGAGGAGTTATTTTTAGATGCTTTTTACAGGGGCATGGGTTTCTTTTCTTTCATGTTATTCACTCCACCTCCTTTACCACTGATAATTTCAGCTGTTTTCCGTTCTCCTTTCAAGAGTTCCATGGTTTTTAATTGGAGTCTTCGTCCAAGACTCCCCCATGCCTCTGTAAAAGGTATCTAAAAGTTAGCAAAACTACATGATTTTTTAACAAAACTATACAAGAAATGGAGGAAACTGGCTGTGGGACGCCAAAAACTAGGTAAAACTACTCCAACAACGCCGATGTCTCCTCCTGGGCGTACACCTGAGGCAAGAGAGAATCAGCTTATATCCTTGGCATATGATCTTGCCGAATCACGATTGCGTGAAGGAACGGCCACTTCAGCCGAAGTGGTTCATTTTTTAAAACTCGGATCCTTGAAAGAAAAGCAGGAACTTGAGCTTACAAAGAAAAAGATGGAGCTCATGACTGCAAAGACCGAAGCGCTCCAATCTGCAAAACGAGTTGAAGAACTTTATGGCGCAGCGATTATGGCTATGCGTCGATATTCTGGTGCCGAAATGGAGATAGATGACGATGAGGAATACTACGAATGAACTCTACCATCATGGCATTCTAGGCCAGAAGTGGGGTATAAGACGCTATCAGAATCCTGATGGGACTCTTACTAATGCCGGTAAGAAACGTCTTGCTGAGAAGGAGAAGACTCTTAATTCGTCGCTTGATGAACAAACAAGATTTACTGTAAAGTCAAGAAATGGTGACCAGTTGCTTGTTGAACAAGAAAGGCATAACGGATTTCAGAAACTTCTTGCTAAAGGTTCCAAAGCTGTTAATGCGAGCATGCTCAACACTAAAATTATGAATATTTCGCACGATGGTAAGAGAATCGGTGATGTTCAACTATTTCAAGAAAGCAAAGATAGCGTGAATGGTGTATGGCTCGGAATCAATAAAAAAGAACGCGGAAAAGGATATGCAACGGCGGTTTTAAAAGAAACGCTCAGCGAGTGTAAACGACGCGGTTATAAGCAATTTACATTAGAGGTTCCTGGAAATTCCCCAGATGCAAGGCATATTTATGAAAAGCTTGGATTTATAGCTGGCGAGCAGGTATCTTCTGCGGATGATGATTTCGTTTGGGGAGGCTTAACTAAAATGAAGTTAGACCTTACAAAGTACGAAGATGATTAGAACATATACAGAACTAATGCAACTTCCTGATTTTATTTCTCGCTACGAGTATCTTCGTCTTGGAGGAAAAGTCGGAGAAGATACATTTGGCTACGACCGATGGCTTAATCAAGACTTCTATACTTCAAAAGAATGGCGAAAGTTTCGAAGAGAGATAATCTCACGAGATCTCGGATGCGATCTGGCATGTAAAGATCGTCCATTTCTTCAAGGAGAAGTCGTCGTGATCCACCACATGAATCCGATTGATAAGAACGATATTCTGAATCATACAGAGTTTCTTATGGATCCAGAGTATGTGATTGCAACGAGTGATACTACTCATCGGGCTATTCATTACGGCGATGAATCGATTCTGAAGGTTTTTGAGCCAACTCTTCGCAAACCAAATGACCAATGTCCTTGGAGATAATTGCCCACTCCCAAGGGGATAGGAGAAGTTTAAATGTATTACACAACAAACGAACTATACCACCACGGTATTCTAGGTCAGAAGTGGGGTAAAAAGAATGGGCCTCCGTATCCGCTTAGTGCATCAAAGCATTCGGCTTCTGAAAAGAAGGCTGGATGGAAAAGCAGCTTAAATAAAACTTCTGAAGAATCTAAATTTAAAAGATTCATAAATAGCAAGGGATTTAAAGTTGCTATGGGTGTGACCGTCGCTGTTGCCGTTGGATATGGAGCTTATACGATTGGTAAAAGCCATATGATGTACGGCCCTGGTAAGAAATATTTAGTAGCAACTTTAAAATCGGTTCCAAGTGATATAGATGAGTATATTGCTGGTGTTGAAAAAAAGTACGGTCAGAAGGACATTTTTGATCCAAGTGACCGAAAAGAGATGATTGAAGGCGCCAGAGACAATATTCGAGAAGCGGTTAAAGAAATAAATTTAAATTATAAGGATTTGCCAAAAGCTTTTAAATCTGTTGATGAAATACCGCATTCAGAGGTTGATTATAAGAGCGCTTATTTTAATTCAAAGTCAAAGCAGGCATATAAGAAATTGCTTTATGGTATAAACGGCGACGTTTATGATAAACATGATCTTGTTGATAATTTGATGCGAGGCGGAGAACGAGCCAATAACTGTATGTTCTGTTCAGCAGCTTTGGCCATGCGAATGAAAGGGTTTAATGTTATGGCCTCAGAAACAACTCTTGGGAACTTAGATTTTCAGTTTGAGAAATGGTTTTCTGGGACAAAATTTAAATACCCGAAAGCAAAAACGCCAGTTGAGTTATTTGACGCATTGAGAAACACTGGAGAGGGGCATTACGGAGCTATTTCTGTTATTTTAAAAGAAACGGGCGCCGGCCATTCTATATTCTACACCGTTAAAAATGGAGCAGTTGAGATTATGGATGGCCAGTCTGGTGAGTTTTATGGTAGTACAATAGGTCAATTAAATAAAAAACTATTTAGTAAGATTTCTCTTAAAGATACAAGATTTATAGATTTAACTAATGGTGAGCCTACACGGCACATCTTACGATCCGTAATGGAATACGAAGATTATCTCGCATATTAATGCTGTAAGCATAATTGATATAAAAACATGCGATTGGATTGGGAGAATTATTATGAGTATTAATGAGGCTTTAACCATATTTTCTAAGTCTAAATATAGCAAATTCCAAAAGGCAACAAAGTATGCTGTGTATAAAGGAAACGTTATAATACTTTCAAAGCCTGTTGTTCCAGATTATATGGCATGCTCTTGTTGGATAATAAAAGAAGATGGCTCCTTAGTTCCTTCTAATGTGCTGTGGTTTGATACTGATACTATAGACTTTCATGAAATACGGAGGGATAATCATGACTGATAAATTATACCACCACGGCATCAAAGGCAAAAGTGGGGCGTAAGACGTTATCAGAATGAAGACGGTAGTCTTACAACTGCTGGAAAGTCAAGATATGGCGAGGACTGGAAACAGTCCTCTTAGTTTTGTCTATGACTAGTAAAAGGAAAGGCATATTATGACTAATGAATTATACCACCATGGCATTCTAGGTCAGAAATGGGGCGTAAGACGTTATCAGAATCCGGATGGGACATTGACAGAAGCCGGAAAGAAACGATATTACAATCCTGATGGAAGTTATACAGAAGCCGGTAAGAAGAAACTTGCTAAAGAGTATCAGAATAAACTTAATCAGATTGAAAGCGGCAGAGCAGTTACGATTGCCAGAGCCGCATCGATACAGAAAAACGATGAATACTATAAGCGAAAAATTGAAAAAGCTGAATTAGCCGGTAAAAAGTTGATGACCTTCTTAAAAAGCGTGAAATTGGTCAGAAAAGGTTAACTGAATTAGCAAAAGAATTTGATAATTATGGTGATCAGCTAGACGTTCTTTTGAATAGTCTTATTAGCGATAGTAATGTCGTATTTGCTACAAGAAAAACAGAATACGGTACAGATAGAAATAAAACAGCAAAGCAACGGAATCAAGAGTATAAAACAAACAAAGGCGAATATTATTATCAAAGTGCGACTGGAACTCACTATAAAGTTCGTTCAGCTACTAACCGGCGTAAGAATTCCAAAAAGTATAATGGAAATAAAACAATTTATAGAAATACCCCGGTTAGAACGGAGTATTATGTTTATTAAGGAGTAAAATTTCAAAATGACCGACAGTATTCTTAAAACAATCAGGGGAATGCTCGGCCCTGACGAAGATTATGAGCACTTTGATTCTCAGATCATTCCGCACATCAATGCGGCATTCTCTCGTCTGTGCCGGCTTGGTGTCGGTCCAGAATTACCGTTTAAAGTGACAGGACCAGATGAGACATGGTCTGATTTCATTGATTCCGGCTATCAGGAAGAAGTCAAAGAGTATATTTTTCTGAAAGTTAAAACTGTGTTCGATACAAGTACCATTAATGCATCCGTTCTGTCCGCCTATAATGAGCGGATAAAAGAATTGGAATGGGAGATGAATGATGTGGCTGAAATAGGCTACTGATTCAAAATGGCTTTTCAATTCTTTAATCCAAATCCGGCAGGAAGATTTGTAGGAGACTGTACAATCAGAGCGATTTGTAAACTGCTAAATCAGGATTGGGATACAGTCTATGCCGCCACAACATTTCAAGGCTTTCTGTACAAAGACATGCCTTCCGGAAACGCAACTTGGGGCGCATATCTGCACAAACTCGGATACATTCGAAAGTTCATACCCGATGACTGTCTTGGGCGATACTCTGTTAGAGATTTCTGCAGAGATCATTCTCAAGGCAGTTTTTTATTGGTTTTAGATCAGCACGTTGTAACCGTAGTGGATGGTGATTATTTCGATACGTGGGATTCTGGGAGTGAGATGCCTACGTATTATTGGATGAAAGGAGAACGATAAGAAATGAGCGCAACGAATTTTGGAATTAACCCTGCACCAGTCATTCCAACGCCAGTTCCTTCTGCAGGAGCCGCGAAAGGCTATTCTACATTACCGACAGTACAGACGCCACAGATTAATCCGGTTGGGGCAACAAACCCGATTCTTGACGTAGCCGCCGGTCCAAAATGCAACATTATTTGGGTGGAAAGTGTGGATGAAGTTCTTAATCATCCGACATCTCCGAGCGAAGAGATGTATTTTCATGATAAGAACAATCCGATTATTTATCGTCGTGAGACGGATGCAAATGGCAACATTAAGAATCCTATTCACGCGCTTCACTATACGGTTGAGGAAGTTCCGTTTGGCCCGGAAGCCCAGTTTGTTACAAAAGATGAGCACAAGCAGCTCTATGAGCTCGTTGAGAAACTTTCTCATACGGTTGACGGGATGAATGGAAAGCTCGAGCAGCTTCTGAATGGTTAAAGGAGAACTATAAGATGAATCCATTCTTTAATTCACATCAGCAGAATCAGCAACAGGGTTTCGGACAGAATTTCGATTTGAATACTGCACTGCAAAACCTTGCAAGACAGATTGCTCCAACAGGAATGACACCAGAACAAATTGTTCGTCAGAAAATTCAAAATAGGGAAATGACCCAAGAACAATTTAATCAATTTGCGAGTATCGCAGATCGACTGACCGGTAGAAAACGCTAGGCCAGTTTTTTATTTATTCGATGTTCACCTCCGAACCTATCTGCAGCATGGCGAGGATCTGAATAAATACATATTTAGGAGGAATGAGACAATGTCTTATTCTGAAAACGGTAATGCCAATTTTACGATGCCTGTGAGTCCTATGTACGGTGGAAACGGCGGCTTTGGTAATGGCTTCTTTGGCGGTGATGCCGCCTGGTGGCTGATCATTCTGCTTCTGTTTGCCAACAATGGCTGGGGCAATGGTTTCGGATTTGGTGGCGGTATGGGCGGTATGATGCCGTTTATGATGGGCAACCAGCAGAATGCCGATGTACAGCGCGGCTTCGATCAGTCTGCCATTATGGGTGCTCTGAATGGTATCACCGGAGCTATCAACACTGGCTTTGCCAACGCAGAGATTTCTCGCTGCAATGCCAACACGAATATTCTGCAGGCTCTGAACACCAATCAGGCCGCAACTATTTCGGGCATGAATGGCCTGGCCATGAATCTTCAGAACTGCTGCTGTGAGAACCGCGCCGGTCTCGCCGACCTCAAGTATACGGTCGCGACCGAGAACTGTGCTGACCGCACTGCCCTGAATGAAGGCCTTACCAATATGCTGATGGCAAACAACGCCAACACTCAGGCTATTGTCAATGCCACGAATGCCGGTATCCAGACTGTTATGGACAAGATCTGCCAGCTCGAGCTTGCCGGTAAGGACCAGCAGATTGCTGCTCTGACTGCCCAGCTGAACGAGGCAAATCGTCTGGCTTCTCAGGCTCAGCAGACCGCGACGATCCAGGCCGGTCAGCGTGCCCTCGCGAATGAGATTGAGCAGTATGTTCTTCCCACTCCGCGTCCGGCGTATGTTGTTCAGAACCCGAACTGCTGCACTCAGAACACAGGCTGCGGCTGCATGGGTTAAGGAGGTGCCGAGATGGCTGAATGGACTAGTGTTGCCGTTCAGACGGTCAACCCCGGTGAGGCCATCGTCTTCACCGATACGGCACAGCCCTGCCTGAGGGGCTATATTCTGCACCGTGAGGATAGCGGCGCGTTTCTGATGAAAGGGATCGACACTGGTTCCTGCATTAGGAGATGCTGCTGCAAACCGGCTACCGTGAATTACATGGTAGACTTCGGTGCAAACATTGCAATTCCTGAAGGTGAGACGGTCGGACCGATTTCGGTCGCGTTTGCGCTGGATGGAAATACTCTGGCCGGTACCGAAATGGAAGTTACGCCAGCTGCCGTGGAACAGTACTTTAATGTTTCCAGAGCTGCCAACGTTTCGATCTGGAAGGGCTGCTGCCAGACACTCAGTATTCGTAACACTGGAACCACACCGATTCTGGTTCAGGCTGCGAATATTGTGTTTGCGAAGAAGTGAGGAGGAAATTCAAAATGGAACTCAAAACTGAATCCATGAAAAACATGAAGAAAACCGTCGAGAAATGCCTTGACGAACTCATGAAGAAAAATGACCTCACTCCTGCCGAAACCAAAGCCGCTATTGATGGATTCCATCTGTATGATGAACTCTGCTGCCGCATTGAGGAATGCGAGGCCGAGGAAGAGAAGAACGATCCCGGTGCTTACGCTGAGCGTGGATATTCCAGGCACGGTGAACCTTATCGTCAGTATCATATTACTTCTTATGGTATGCCCGAAAGAGCTGTCTATTCGGATCGCAGCTATGGGACGCATCATGTAAGTTACGGAAACCCGAACTATGGCGTTCATGGCTGGTATCAGAGCAATTCTGATGGTTATTCCGGTTATCCCGGGTATCCTTCGGAATTTATGAATCGCAGCTATTGCGGAGATCCGTATTACGGACCGGAGTATTCCGATCGCGGACGCGGCTACAGTCGCCACAGCATCAGCGACCGTGCGGTATCCAATCTCGAAAAGCTCTTTGATGTTGCAGCTTCCGAATACGAGAAGCAGGAGCTGAAGAAGTATATTTCGATGATTCGTGCGGCTGGTATGAGCGACTAAATTAAAATTTGGAGAGCCTTGAAGAAATCCTTTGAGGCTCTCCTTTTTATTTACAGGAAGTGAGGGCCTGACATGTATTACGAATCAAACACTAACTTTCTGGCCCATCACGGGATATTGGGCCAAAAATGGGGCGTCCGTCGATTTCAAAATAAAGATGGCACCAGAACTCCTCTCGGACGAAAAAGAGAACGAGAGAATAATAAAGTTGACCACGATAAACTTGTAAAGTCTACGGATGCGAAAGAACTTTACAAGCACCGCGATCAACTTTCGGATAAAGAGCTTCAAGACCGTTTGAATCGTCTTCGTAATGAAGATGCTCTGCGTCAAATGGCGAACGCGAAGAAGAAAGCTAATAATGGACAAAGCACTTCTAAAAAAGTGTTGCAGAAAATTGGCGAAAAAAGTGCGGAAATGATTGCCGGTTTAATTGTCGGAGCAACGGTTGGCGCCATGACCGATAAGATTAAAAAACAGGGCGCTGGAAAGACGATAGAGAATGCTCTTGATATGATAGTAAATGGCTATGAAGCTGTTAAGGCATTTAATGATAATACGTTTATGGATACGGCAATTGACTGGATTGCCGATCCATGGATGAAGATTGATTAAATAAGAACCTCTTATATTAAGAGGTTCTATTTTTATTTCGATTATTATCCGTCGTTGTCAATTCCCCACGGACGGCTAGATGCATAATCGTCAGCTCCGCCTTCTTCACTATCGTCATAATCGGGCCGATCGTCATCGTTGTCCCAAGGCCATTCGATGTGATGGACTTCATCGGAATTATCATCTTTCAACCAATTCCAAGACGGTTTCTTACTCAAGTTCATCATCTCCTTTCACGAATTCAACTATACCACAATTCTTTCATATCTGCAATCTCGAGGTGAAATTTCAAAATGGCGTTATCCAATACGGCGGTTCCGACCTATTACGGACAGTTTCGGGACGCTGTGTTGAGAGGCGAGATCCCGGTTTGCAGATGGGTTGAAATGGAAATGAACCGAATCGATCGGTTGATCGCGAATCCAAGGTATTATTATGACGATGCCGTTGTCGAAGGATTTATAGATTACTGCAACTCTGAATTGACGCTTACTGATGGCAGCGATCTGCATTTGTTAGATACTTTTAAACTTTGGGCGGAAGAAGTATTCGGATGGTATTACTTTGATACCAGAAGCGTTTATGTTCCGAATGAGGATGGTCATGGCGGTCATTATAAGAATGTCCGTTATAAAAACCGTCTTACAAAGAAGCAGTTTCTTATCGTAGGACGAGGCGCTGCAAAGTCAATGTATGCCTCCGCAATTCAAAGCTATTTCCTAACCGTTGACGCATCGACTACGCACCAAATCACAACGGCTCCGACAATGAAGCAGGCGGAAGAAGTTCTAAGTCCTATTAAAACTTCAATTGTTCGAGCAAGAGGTCCTTTGTTTCAGTTTCTTACCGAAGGGTCTCTTCAAAATACGACAGGATCAAAAGCGAATCGCGTAAAGCTTGCTTCAACGAAAAAAGGCATAGAGGACTTTTTAACGAATTCTCTTCTTGAGATCCGACCTTTCAGCATCGATAAACTTCAAGGGCTTCGCTGTAAATGCGCGAGCGTTGACGAATGGCTTTCCGGTGATATTCGAGAGGATCCTATTACCGCTATTGAGCAAGGGTGCGCTAAAGGCGGTATAGATGATTACCTGATTGTTGCCACGAGTTCTGAGGGAACCGTTCGAAACGGATCCGGCGACTCGATCAAAATGCAGCTTATGAAGATCCTCAGAGGCGAGTTTGATGACGACGAGACTGGAGAAGCATTTGACGATGTATCCATTTGGTATTACCAGCTTGATGATATTCATGAGGTTGGTGATCCAAGAATGTGGATTAAAGCGAATCCAAATCTTGGGCATACTGTTACTTACTCGGCGTATCAGAAAGATGTAGCTAAGGCTGAGAATTTTCCTGACCAGAGAAACGAAATTCTTGCCAAGAGATTCAATCTTCCTATGGAAGGATTCACATATTTTTTTACATATGAAGAAACACTTCCGCACAGGAAGCGAAACTTCTGGGGTTTGCCATGCGCTATGGGTGCGGATCTTTCCCAGGGAGATGACTTCTGTGCATTTACGTTTTTGTTTCCAACGCGCGATGGAAAATTCGGAGTCAAAGTTCGAAGTTATATTACCTCCAAGACAATGTCGGAGCTTCCGCTAGCTATGCATACGAAGTATGAAGACTTCATTAAAGAGGGAAGCTTAATCGTATTAGATGGCGTTGTTCTAGACATGATGCTGGTATACGATGATCTGGATCAGTTTATTATAGACAATGAGTATGACGTTCGCTGCTTTGGATTTGACCCATATAACGCAAAGGAATTTGTTGAGCGCTGGGAAACTGAAAATGGTCCGTTTGGGATCGAAAAGGTTATTCAAGGAGCAAAGACAGAATCCGTTCCTCTTGGGGAGTTGAAGCATTACGCTAACGAACGAATGTTGTTATTTGATCAGGAACTTATGTCCTTTTGCATGGGCAACTGCATTACAATCGAGGATACGAACGGAAATCGTAAGCTTCTCAAGAAAAGAAGAGAACAGAAGATCGATAATGTATCGGCCATGATGGACGCGTATGTTGCCTATAAGCATAATAAGGATGCGTTTGAGTAAATCGTGGAGGAAAAATCAAAATGGTATATTATGAGTCAAATTACCTTTGCCATTACGGTCTCAAAGGCATGAAGTGGGGAATTCGACGCTGGCAGTTTACGGATGGTCGATTCAATGATGCAGGCAAGGCTCGTTATTTTGGTCAGAATTCAAGCCATCGACGAGATAGCGTAAAAGCTTTGCAAGGAGATTCTCCAAAATCGAATAGATCTTCACCTGCTTCCGGTTCATCTTCAAGCGATAGTGGCGGACGTTCATTTGATAAACAGAAAGCCAAGAAGATTGCGAAGAATGTTGCTATTGGTGCAGCGGTTGTTGCTGGAACGGCATTGGTTGCGTATGGCGGCTATAAAATCCATCAAGCCGGAGGCATGTCGACGATTTCAAACAAACTAAAAGCTAAAATGCGAGAAACAATGCTTGCAGATATTAAAGTTAAGGCCTCGCAGATTAAAGCCGAAGGCAAAAAGAAGCTTGCGAAAAAGCAATCTTCGAATGTTGAAAGCATAAAGAAGGTTGCTAAATCATCCGAGAAATTTTCAGATGATAAGTCTATGCCAAAAGTTCCAAAGTTGACACTGGATTCAAATGCAGTTAAAGTGGGCGCTGAGTTCGCAGAGCACATTGCGAAGATTACGTCAAATTTTGCCGAGTTTAAACGAATGAGTGAAGATCAACAGGCTATTGTTCAACGAGGAGAAAACGTAATAGATAACTACACGAATGATTTGTTAGCCAGAAACAATAAAAAGTAAATAAGGACTATAAAAACTAAGAGAGTTGAAGATTTCGACTTTCTTAGTTTTTTTTGAGGAGATTCAAAATGGTATATTATGAGTCAAATTACCTTTGTCATTACGGTCTCAAAGGAATGAAATGGGGCGTTCGTAGATGGCAAAATCCAGATGGAAGTTTTAATGCCGCTGGAAAAGCTCGATATTTTTCAAGAGGCGGCGGAGAAAACTATCACAAAATTGGTCGGCGCAATTCTGGAGTATCTGGTGGTCTTGGCAATAAGATTGCGGCTAAAGTATATGGCGCTAATGAGCGTTATTATTCAAAGCATGGCAATAAGGCTATGGCTGCTGCAAATAGAAAAGCGAAAGAAGCGCAATTAAAGAAATACGAAGATAAGAATACACCAGAAGCAAAGGCTAAACGTGCCGAGAAGCTTAAGAAAGCAGCAAAAATTGGTGCTGCCGCGGCAGGTACAGCATTAGCTGCATATGGCGCATATAAACTACATCAAACTGGAAAAGACAAAGAATTGATTGCTGCTGCTCAGAACTTTATGGGTAAAGCAAACACCAAAGCTAAAATGGCTGGTTATGAGGCTCTTGGACTTGCTGATAATGCAGCTCAAAGTGCAAAAAAAGCAGCTGGTTCTGCCGCTAATAAAGCCCGTCAGGCTGGTTATGAGGCTCTTGGACTTGCTGATAATGCAGCTCAAAGTGCAAGAAAAGCAGCTGGTGCTGCGGCTGATAAAGCACGTGACGTAGCTGGT